GTTCACAAGCTCCCGACTGCGAGGAGAAACACGCGATCGACGCGCTCAGATACGGCGCCGTTGAGATGATGGGCCGAAGGGCTTACAATCCTTCAAGTATCAAGATCCACTAAAGGGGAGAACATGGTTCGCAAAATCGGGCACACGAAAGCAAGCTTCAACGGCGCGATATTCGCGAAAGGCCGCGGGGGTAAATATTGGGGGTGGGCATCGAATGGCCGCGCGAAAGCGATCGTCGAGCTCGGCGAAGCCGTGTGGGCCGCGGAGAACGGGCCGATTCCCTCGGGCTCGAAGCTTGTCTATCTCGACGGCGACTTCGAAAATTGCGAGTTAGAGAACCTCGGTCTAACCGATGGAGAAGCCAAGCCAGCGGCGAAGAAACCAGCGAAGAAAGCGAAAGCTAAGAAGGCGAGCAAATGAAAAAAGCGATCCCGATTCGACCGATCCCAACCGACGCCGCTGACGCTACCCGGTGGGAGCACTCCGCGCTTCGGCTTCGAATGCTCCTCGGAGTGTGGGAGAAAGACCTCGAGCGCAAGCTCGAGAAGTACCTCGACCCTCAACGCCGCGCGGCGTGGGGTGGCGTCGATCTCAGTTCGAACGTCTTCAAGTCGATAACCTCTCAGCTTGCATGCCTCTTCGACAAACAACCTACAGTCTTTCACCCCTCCGGCGCGGCCGAGCTGATCGCCCCCGGTGGCGCCATCGACAAGGCGGGCTTGTGGCCTATGATGGCCAACTTTCAAGCGAAGGTTTTAGGGCTTCGAGAGTATGCGATGCGGGTCAACTACGATCCGAAGTTCGGTCTCCGTTATCGGCCGGTCGCACCGTGCGACATGGTCGCGCATGCACTCCCCGAGAACCCCGACACGCCGACGAGGATCGAGGAGCTCCGACTCCGCGAGCATCCAAAGACCGGTCACCCGATGTGGACGTGGGACGTTCTCGACGTCTCCGATCCGAAAGCGCCGATCTACGAAATCCGCGAGGCGATGAACGACGGCATGGGCGGAGACCTCACGAAGCTCTTCGTGGGGCGCGAGCTCTCGGGCGACTTCTACCCCTACCGAAAGAACGACGAGGTAGGCACGCCGTGTCTCCCCTATGTGCTCTTTCACGCCGAATCGACCGGGAAGCTCTTCGATGCGTTCTCGTGGCGCGAGGTGGTCGAGGGCTCTCTCTCGAGTGCTCTCCTTATGTCGTTTTTTACGCACTCGGCGCGACAAGCCTCTTGGCCTCAGCGCTACGCCGTCGGGGTCCGCATCCCCGGCGCCGAGGTCTTGGATATGGAGGGGCAGGGTCGGCGAGCCCGTGTGCCGGTCGATCCGACCTCGCTCCTCCTCTTCGAGGCCGACACCGAGGGCCAACCGATGGTCGGGCAATTCCAACCGGCCGCCGACATCGACACGATGCTGACCTCGATCATTCAATACGAGCACCGGGTCGCGTCGTGGTGCGGCATCTCGAGCGCAGCACTCCAGCGAGAGCAAGCCGGGACCGCTCGCAGCGGGTACGCTTTGAGCGTGACAAACGAGGGCAAGCGCGAAGCCCAACGCCGCTACGAGAATCAAATGCGGCGAGGAATGCTCGAATTGATCTCGATCTCCGCCGTGATGATCAACGGCGCCGAGGGTTTGACCTTGCCCGAAGACGGATATTCGATCCGCTTCGAGTCGGTGCCGAAGAGCCCCGACGAGCTCAAAGCAGACCGAGAGCACGCGCTCGCGCTCATTGACGCCGGTTTGATGGACAAGATCGCCGCGTATCAATCTCTCAACCCAGGAACGACACGAGACGCCGCCATTAGGGCACTCGAGGAGATTCGCACCGTGAACCTTAGATTCGGAACAGTTTAGGAGAAGACATGACCGAAGAAACCACCGCACCGCCAGAAACCACCGCAAACGGAACCACCGCACCGCCAACCGACAAGGCGCCGGCGTGGGTAGACGACCGGATCAAAAAGCTCTCCGCTCAACGCGGCGAGGCACTCGACCGGATCGCCTCGCTCGAGAAGGAGCTCGAGGCGCTTCGACCCGTCGCCGACAGTGGGGCAGCTTGGAAGACGAAGGCCGAGGAGCTGGAAGCGGAGCTCGGATTCGCTACGAAACAGTTTAAGCGGGATCGGGCACTCCTCGAGGCGGGCGTCCGAGACGGTGAGATCCGCGAGCTCTTCGAGTGGCAATTCGAGAAGCTCGACAAAGAGGGGCGGCCGGAGTTCTCCGAATGGCTCTCGAGCTTGACGGCCGAGAGTGCCCCGGCATCTCTCCGCGCTCACTTGCCAAGCTCACAGGCTCCACAAGCGGCGCCAGCGCCGACCCCTACCGCTACCCCTACCGCGCCACCCGCGGCCGACGCAGGGGCACGACACGCGCCTCCACCGCCGCGAGAAGTCACCGCCGACGACATCCGAGGAGCGACGGCGGAGAATTGGTCTCAGCTTCGAGAGCGACTGAAAGCGGAATACTCAAACCGCCGACGCTAAAAGGCCCCCGATGGGGGCGAGGGGTTTATCGATGAGTGTCGCTAAAGTGCTCGAGATTCTCGGAGTGGCGCTCGATTAGAGCGCTCATTTCGTGATCCAACTCCGAAACAACGCTTCTAAAATCGCAGCTTTTTTCGCGCCCACATAATGTGACCTCAAGATCCGCAGCATTATTGGCAAGCTCCAAAGCTCGCACGAGTGCGGCTTTCGCTGCCTGGATTTTGCGGGTCGCCTGCTCAAGAGCTTTTTTGGCTGCCCTATCCGCGGCAGCGCGCTCCGCTTTCTCTTTTCTTTCAGATGCAGCTTCGAGTTTTTTACATTCGCTAACCAGCCAATCGACAAAATCGATTTCTTCAGTGTGCGTTTGGTTCGACATGATGACTCCTTAGTTACTCCATTCTTATACTGTAGTTCATTGGACTACACAAGGGAAAAAAGAAGAGAACCTAAAAAAACTTTGAATTGACACGACCGCAGCGCCTCCATACGATGATCGAGATCTCGCACGCGGCGCAGGGTAGCTCCCGAAACAGCGAACGCCGCCGGCCGGGGCTGAACACGAAACTCAACCCGGCCGAGGGTAGCACCCGAAACAGCGAGAGCGGCCCCAAAAACTCTAACCTTTTTAGGTGCTTACAATGGCTATTCTTCATTCCAATCTGGAAACCGACCTTCGCCTCGCCGCTATCATCGAGCGCGAGATCCACGCACTTCTCACCGATCAAGCTTCGATGCGGACCTCGGGCGCGATCTCGTTTATGGGCGACGTCGCCGGCATGGGCTCCGACACGATGCGTGTCCGCTATGCAGGGCTCGACGGCTACGACAGCTTCGCAGCTACCGCCGCCGAGAATACCGACGTCTCCGAGACCGCTCTCACCGACGCCTCCGCAGATATCGCAGTCGTCCGCGCGGCTCTCCGCTACGACATCGGCGACCTCGCAAACCTGACCGGAGTTCCCGGTGCTGACGTTGATCCCTTCCGTCTCGCTCAATCGATGGTCGGATCCTTCGAGCAGTATTTTAATGCTCTCGTGGGCGATGCTATTGACAGTGCTACCGCCTCCGTGGGTGCGACGACCGTGAACCTCAGCGTCGACAATTGGTTTAGCGCCATGGCCGCACTCGAGGTCGCAAGCGTCCCCGGTCCGTATTTCGCCATTCTCTACCCTCAGCAGCTCTCGGATCTGAAGCAGTCGCTTCGCTCGGAGAACAACGCTCTTCAAGAGATGACCGCGACCCAGGATCTCATGAAGATTTTTGGTCAAGGCTTTGTGGGGAACTTCCTCGGCGTGAATACCTACGTTTCGACCGACGTCAACACCGCGAACGCCGGTGCCGACTCCGTCGGCGGCATGTTCGGAGAGGGCGCGATCGGCTACGCCATCGGCACCCCTCGCCCTCTCGCCGGTGCAGGTGGAGAGGTGCGAGCCGCCGGGACGCCTGTCGTAGTCGAGTTCCAGCGGGACGCCTCCGCAGCATTGACCGAGATCGTCGGGCATGCTTACTGCGGCGTCTCACTGCTCGAGGACTCTCGATGCGTGCAGATCATCACTGACCGCTAAACCCTTTTCGGGGAGCCCGAGCGGGGGGCGAGTAGTTCTCCGCTCGGCTCCCCTCGGGCCTCCTCCTTTCACCCCCTCGCCATCGGAGAACACAAATGGCTTTCGACTTTCAACCTCAAACGAAGATCACCGCGAACGAATTCGGCGCGGTGCCTGCGAGCTCTACGGAGCAGAACAGAGCAGCGATCCTGAACCTTCGCCCGAGCTCGCGTTTTTACTACATCCATCACCCCGACGCGTGGCACTGCGTCGAGACCGAGCAGGGCTTCGAATGGTTGCCCCGTCTCAAGTGTTTCCGCTTGACCCCAGGGGTAAACGGCGTTCGACAAACGCGCGGCAAGAATCCGAAGCCAGACGATCGACAAGCTCGAGTTACCCTCGCCGATCGCGGCTTCACGATCATTCCCTACGACGTCATCGAGGGCGGCTATTGCTGGAAGTACCAGGGCCGCCGCGGCGCGGTGTATCTCGAGCGTTGGGCAGTCCCTAAGCAGGTGGGGAACCGGACGATTATTAAGAGCGATAGCGAGGGCTTCCACAAGTTCGGGCGCTACCTCATCGACGCCGGCCACATCTCGAAACCCGATCCCGACGTGCTTCAGATGCTTATGGATCTGCAAGAGCAGAGCCTCGAGCGCGACGCAGCGAACACCCACATCCCCGCGGTAGCAGCTCGACACGCCGAGAACACCCGACACCTCGACGGCATGCGCCAAGCCTTCGACGAGCTCTTCGCCCCGAAGAAGAAGCCAACGAAGAAGAGCACGAAGGCGGACAAATGAGCGAGAGCACCGACAAGCGGGCCGCCGTCGAGCGGATGGCGAAGAGACTCTACACTGGCGCGAAACAAGGCGGCGGGAGCTTGACCTATGAGCAGGCGAAGAAGATCAGCGGCGACGCCGTGAAACGAAACGACAGGGACGGCAAATGAGCACCTCCGAAACGCTATACACCGCGCGACTCTCGAGCGACTACCTCGAGCGGGGCAGATCTCAAAAGATCAAGTGCCCGGTGTATCGCGACGGAGCTCTCGCCGTACCTACCTCGGGGACCGTGTCGGTCTACAATGCCGCAGGGGCGGCCGTGGTTGACGCTCAGGCGGTGACTGTGGCCTCCTCGGTGGCCGAGTATACCGTGAGCGCCGGGAGCACCTCAGCGGAGAGCCTCGGCCTTGGATGGCGCATCGAGTGGACTCTCGCGCTTCCCGATAGCGTGTCGCATGTTTTCCGAGTCGATGCGGGGCTAGTGCGGCGACGTCTCTACCCGGTGATCTCCGACGTCGACCTCAAGCGCCGGCACTCCGATCTCGATGACCTCCGCAGCTCCGGCGCCTCGAGCTATCAAGACTTCCTCGACGAAGCGTGGCAAGACTTGATCGATCGGTTGAGTGCTCGCGGGTCTCTCCCGTTTCTCATCATGGAGCCGGGAGCGCTTCGCCGGTGTCATCTCTTCCACACCTTGCAATTGATCTTCCTCGACTTCTCGAGCTCGGCCGGCGACGGTCGCTATCTCGATCTTGCGGAGCAGTATCGAAAGGAGTTTGAAGACGCTTGGAGCGAGCTCCGTTTCTCTTACGACTACGACCACGACGGCGAGGCCGATAAAGACGGGCAAGAGAAGAAGAGCCCGCACGCCGTCTTATGGCTCGGGGGCAGTCGATGGCATCGGTAACCTTCTCGACCTTGCACTCGCGGATAAAGACGCGCGTCGAGACCGTCTCGGGGTACAAGCTCTCGCTTCGGCCTCTCCGCCCTGACTTCGATCCGGCGACGCTTCAAGACAAGCGCTTCGCTATCGACCTCGACACGACAAACGCGCGACAGTACCGAGACAAGGCCGCAGGGCACGCCAGGATCGAGCACACCGCCGCGATCCGCTTCCTCCGACGTCTCCCCCCGAAAGACCAACACACGCGCTACAGCGAGGCCCTCGACGACGAGGTCGCGATTATTCGCGCGTTGATGGTTCAAACCGGGACATGGCAGGAGGATCTCCGCCTGCTATACAATGGCTCAAGCCGCGAGGTTTTGCCCGGTGGCGAATGGCTTCTCTTCTCTCTCAACTTCTCAATTGCTCACGACTTGGCATTAGCCTAAAAGGAGGCCCTAAGTGGCTGAATCAACCGTAATCAAGAATTTCCGAGACGGAACCATCCTCATCGAGGACGGAACGACGCCTACCGCTCTCGACTACACCGTCGCCTATGAAGCCGGCGACCTCTCCTTCGATATTGGAAAGGACGAGATCGCAGTCTACCGGGATCGAGGGCAAGTGGCCTCGGTTCGAAAGACTAACCAGGGCCTTCCGACCGGTAGTTTCACGGTCCATTTCCGCGACCTCACGGACGGCACCGACGAGACGCTTACCGACATCCTCGACAAAAAGGGCGCCTTCGCTTCGGCCGTCTCGACCCTCGGTGCAGATGCGGACGTCTACACCGTGAAGCTCACCTTCACGATCGCCGAGCCTGGAACGCCACCAGATCACACGATCGCTTTCGATGACTGTTACTGCACGTGGAGCTTTGCCGAGGGCGATCCCTCCTCGTGTACAGTGAACTGGACTTGTCACGGCACAGTGACGCAGACTTGATAGCCTCTCCCCTCCTCACCCTTGCATTTCAGGAGAACAAATGCGGGACTTGATGAAACGACGAAACCCACCAGAGACGCCTAACTTCTTCGAGCTCGAGCTCGGAGAGCTTTCGGAGGTGTTCAAGCTTCCCAACTTCGCGACGCGGCAGGAGCTGATCCAGCTATACGCCGGGGCAGCGGGGGACGGAGACGAGAGCGCCGATCTCTTGCGAGCGATGGCGGCGACGCTTGGCGCTTGTTGGTGGGGCCGCGAGAAGGCACTCGAGGTCGACTACTTCGAGCACCGGAAAGACCTAATTCGCTTCGGCGACTTGGTTCTCTCCGAGCTCGAGGACTCGGGCGTCGATGTCGCGCACATCGTCAGGGCCGGCGGAGAGTGCGTCTCTCGGGTCGCGTCGAGCATCCCAGGGGAGCAGGAGGTCAAAGAGAAGGAGGCTTTTTCAAAAGCCGAGGCGGGGGCTTAGACCTCTTAGCGCTTCACCTCGGCTTGACTCACCTCGGAGATCCCGAGGGCTTCTACAAACTCACGAAGGATCAGCAAGTGGCGATCGTAGCGCATCACCGAATAACGACGACTCCGCGCAAGAGTGCGAAGTCTCACTCGGGGATGTCAGTCGAGCAAGCCGCCGCGCACTTCGCCAAGACCGAGGCGATCCAGAAGATGAAAAAGAAGCGAGCTCGAGAGAGGGCGGACGGTGTCTAAGAGCTACAAATTCGGGAGCATCACCTTCGGCCGCGGGTCGGAGCTCGAGGGCTACGTCGATCGCGTGGTTCGTGAGCTGCTACCCGAAACCCGTCAAGCTTTGCTCGAAGAGGTAAAGGAGCTCGGAGAATACGCCGAGCAGAATTGGCCAGTCTTGAAAGAGAAGGATCCCGCGATGGTCGCGCGACTCAAACGCTCGATCGAACGGGGCAAGCTCAAGGGGCAGGATCTCAACCTTGTAAGCCGCAACAGTCGCGGGAAGTGGCGCTACGGTGTCCGCATGACTCCCGACGGTCTCGAGGGGTTTGTCGAGAACAAGGCGCCCTACTCGGCTTTCGTCACCTTCCCCCGCAAGCGTGGAGAGAAGCGGCCGAAGCGGGTCTTTCAAGTCGTGCTAATGAGACGCTTCGGCGCCAAGAGACAGAACGCTCTTTTCCGTAGGATTCAAAAGGAGCTCGGGTAATGGCTCTCGGACAGAAGGAGATCCGCCTCTCCATCAAGGCGAACACGGCGAAATTTGAGGAGCAGCTAAAGAAGCTCCCCGGCGTCACCGACAAAGAGGCTAAGAAAATGGCGCGGCAATTTGCCCGCCAATTCGACAAGGCCGAGCAAGCCGCGAAGAAGTCCTCGCGTCAGATGGCGAACAGCTACAAGGGCAGCTTCGGCAAAATGGGCAAGGCCGCGAAGGACTTTCAAAAGGTCTTAGCCGCGGGCGTCTTCGCCTCCGCCGCCGCGGGCGTGTTCAAGCTTGCCAACAGTGCGAGCGAATACGTCGACAAGGTCGGCTTGATGAGCCGGCAAACGGGGCTCACCTCCGAGACGTTGATCGGTCTCGAGTTCGCGGCCGAGGCCGCCGGCGGTAACATCGACGAGCTTAAAGAGGGCCTAAACGCACTCACGCAAAAGGCCGGTATGGCCTCGAGAAAGGGCGGAGAAGCGGCGGCGATTTTCAAGGATATTGGAGTCTCGGTCAACGATGCGAACGGCAACCTTCGCAGCGCCGACGAGATCTTCCGCGATACGATCAACGCGCTATCGGGGCTTTCCTCCACATCGGACAAGGCTTCGGTAGCCTTGGAGCTCTTCGGCGGCGGCGGTGCGAAGGTCGCGGCTATCCTCGCAGATGGCACCGGAAGCCTCGACGAGTGGACAGCAAAAGCCCGAGAAGCCGGTCTCGTGATGGATGGCGAAGCGTTGAAAGCTTCCGAGGACATGGATCGGGGGATGGCTCAGCTTAAGCTGACCATGAGAGCCGTAACGCTCGAGACAGGGAAGAACCTTATCCCGGCAATGATCCTTGTTACCGAGGCGGTCGGCAAGGTTATTAACGTCGTAGCGAAAGCGGTAGTCGCTTGGGATGACTTCACCGACAGTCTATTCGGGGATATCAAAAGGGGGCAGGCGGTACAGAATACTTACGTCGGGATCGAGCGTGCGATTCACCAGACGAGAAAGGCCGCGGAGCAATACGAGGGAACGCTAACAAATCTCGGCGGCGTCACGATGGAAGGAGCCGAGGCGGCGCAGCTCCTACAACGTCGCGTTAATTTGATGGAGAACGCGACGATCGCACTCATGGAGGGCAACCGCCTAACCGAGCGAGAACAGCGCAACCTTAACAAAGCGATCGAGGAGGGCCGACATATTGCCCGCCAAATGGGCCTCGATTTTAACGAGTTAACTAAGGAACTAATCACAGCAAGAGAAGCCGAGCTCGAGTTAGAAAGCGGCGACTTTAGCGACCTCGAAAGCGAGATCAGCCGACTCGGCCAAAGCACGATCATTACTGACAAGCTCGCAGCGAGCGCAGATCAAGCCGCCGACAAGCTCGCCGCGTTGAATCGCTCCTTCGAGCTCGAGGCGCTCGCGCGTGTCGACGAGCCTCTCGCCAAGTTTCAGCAGGAGATCGATCGGGTCAATACTGCCCTATTGCAGGGGCTCGACGCGCAGTTAGGGCACGACGCGATCCTCGCCGCAGTCGACGAGCTCAACGAGACACGACTCGAGAAAGAGCAAGAGGTCCAAGACAAGATCACCGAGATGAACGAGAAGCGGATCGAAGCTCGTCTCGCCGCAGAAGAAGCCGCTAACGAACAGGCCGCAGCAATCCAAACCGCCTTTGCAGAAGGAACGATCAGCCTCGCAAACGATGTTTTCGAGCTTGCTAAATCTCAACGCGGGATCAGCTTTGAGCAACAACAGGCTTTGGCAATTGCTCAGGCAGTCATGAATACAGCGGTCGCAATTACAAAGACTTTTGCCGAGCAGGGAGTCACGCCCCTTTCTATCGCAAACGCAGCAATTGCGGCAACAGCCGGGGGAATTCAGATAGCGCAGATCAAAAGTCAAACGATGCACGCCGGCGGCATGGTAGGCGGCACTCCCGACGAGGTGCCGGCAAACCTTCTCCGAGGCGAGGCGGTGATCACCCGCGCGGGCGTCGATGCGTTAGGGGGAGAGCAGGCCGTGAACGCGATCAATCGAGGGGGCTCTTCTATGCCGATGATCATCGTCAACAAATACAAGCACCGGACGCTCGACATCCAAATCCGAGATCAGCTCCGCACCGATAGCGCATTGACACGGGCCACCGCGAACGCCGGCCGAGCAGGGCATCGATAATGGGCAGCGAGAAAACGAAGACCGACTTTCGCGGAATCCTCATCCCCGATCCGCGCGTGACGATCGCCGCCTACAGCGCCGCAGATTCGACGCTAACCGAGGCAAACCCGAAGCCAGGGGTGCCGGTCCCCGATGGCGACACGGAGCTTGTGCTCGCGGCTACGGGCACGCAAAGCGCCGGCAGCTCCTACGACATCGAAACGCTAAGAGGTGGCCACCCCGTCGAGAACGGGGGCGCGTTTGTCTGGAAGAATACCAGCGACTCGGCCACAAGCTATCGCGGGTGGGATGTCCCTACGATCCCGACGGCGTGGGAGGCGGTGGTCTGGACGGATGGAACGGGCGTCGGTGCCGGTTCTCGAGGCACCTTCGAGCCTCACGCGATCACTCTCTCCGACGGTCAGGTCTTGGTTGCCCACCGCGAGACCTATTTCGACGGGTTCTCGACGCTCTATCGGGTCACCGCTCGCCGACGGTCTGTCGCGGGCGTTTGGTCAAGCGCGACAGTGTTTACCGCGGCCTATACGCCGAGCGGCTTCGATCCGTGTCTCGTGCTCCTCGCTTCGGGGCGCGTGCTTCTTTTTCACTGGTTCGAGGATTCGACCCTCGAGCAAGCGCAGATCCGCATGCACTACAGCGACGACAAGGGCGCGACGTGGGTAGTCGGTCAGGAGCTCGTGCTCGACGAGCCGGTCGACATCTCCTCGGGCAGCTCGGGGCACGCACTCGGCCGGATTCGCGCGGCGGAGATCTCAGGCGAAATCCTCATGACGGCCGAAGTCGTCTCGAACAATACCGGGCTAACCTATCGAGAGGGCTTTATTCAGCTTGCGAGCGATGACCTCGGAGCGACCTTCCGCCAGATCTACAAGACCGACGGCACCGGCGGCGGGGGTCGTTTTACGATCCTCGATGTCGGCGGCGTGTTTCACGCCTACTTTGTCGACATCACCACGGCCGAGCTCGCACGCTACAAGGTCGGATCCGCTTTCCAATCCTTCGCGAACACGACGAGAGAGGATCTAATCGGGTTGCCATCGGACGGCTTAGCAGGCACCGAGGTCTGGGGTCTCCTCGATGGAACCTCGAGTTTTTTCGACAACGTCGACGCCGCGGCATGGAAAGACGAGAACGGGATTATTTATGTTGCCGGCCGTCAACCGACAGTCTCAGGCTACCCGGCAATCGTGATTCGATCCGCGGATAACGGGGAGACATGGGCCGGCATGGGGCAAACCTCCTATTTATCGAATCCTACTTCGGCCTGGTTTACGACGACCGACTCCCAAACCTACTTGCGCGACTTCACGATCACAGCGCAGGGCTCGCGGGCGGTGGTTCTCCACAATTGGGAAGCGACACCGGGCAATGAGGATAACAGCCTCGGAGCTTTATATCTCGGCGGGTGGTCACAGGTGACCATGCCGAGCTATCGGACCTTTTCGCGCGACATCTCCCGCGTAGGATTCGAGCGAAACTATCTCCCGCTTGATCTGCCCACGGCGGTGGGGTGGACAGCTGTCACAGGCGGCACCAATTCGCAAAGCTTGGAGAACGGGTATCTTCGGGTCACCACGACGACGGGCCGGAGAGAGTATACGATCACCCCGCCGGGGACAGTGGCGGAGGGCTTGATCCTCCGGTGTTCTTTGAAGGTCTCGAATAGTACGGCACCGGGGCACGAGGTGACGCTAACAACGCGCCTCGAGGATGGCTCGGAGGGCTACGAGCTTCGAGCGACCTTTCGAAACGGCGGGATCCTGCTCTTCGACATGAACAGCGGCGGAGGCACTCAGATCGGATCAACCGCTACGATCGACTGCACCGCGGGTGTCGATCTCTTGGTCGGGATGAATGACGGCAAGTGTTCAGTCTGGACGCGACTCCGCAGCACCTCCGAGGATCGACAGTGGACGAACATAGTTAGCAATCAAACGCTTGCCGATAACGGAGGCGGATCGACTTCGTTGATTCGCTGGGGCAACGCGGCCGCGAGCTCGGCGACTTCGGACTGGTACGAGCTGCACTTCGTTTCGGAGGAATACGCCGGAGAGGGGCTCGCCGAGGGTCAAACAAACCCGACCGACCTTTTCCCTCGGGCGTTTAGCCCCTCGCCGGTGTGGGTCAATGGCGGACTCTATATTTCCGCCAAGGATGGCCCCGCGTTTAGGGGCGACGACTGGACGATCGCCAGTCGCTCAGAGTTCCCGATCTCGAACGTGCTCCCCCGTGTGAGCCCCTCGCCGCGCGAGAAGTGGCGAAGCACCGGAACAGCGCAACACCGGATCGCGT